CAATGATTCAACAACTGCTGATTATCCAGAGCCAAATTACTCAGGTATGGGAACTGCTGGCAAATGCTTAGACATCGCATTTGAAAATGAATCAGTGAAGCCTGTGCGTATTGAATGGGGTAATGCATTTGGCATACAACAAAATGATGATGAAGTGATATTGACCTTTGATGCAAATGGTCAACGTGCTGCCATCGGTATGTGCATTGAATACAAACCTTTGGATGGCAAGAAAACAGACAATGAGATATACATGGACGTTCGCACCGGTGTAATTTTCCATTCTTTGATTGAATGGTAGTTTCATTTTTGTGTATATTTGCATAGAATTGATTTAGTTTATGTTTTAGTACGTTTGACAAGAGGCCGCCTATAACGATAGGCGGTTTTTTGTTACCAAGAATACTTGCCATAGTTTGGCCGCAATTCAAAATACATGCGCATCATAATTGCATCAGCATAGTCAGGCGAACGTCCTAATCTTGATTTAATTTCATCTTTTGCCGTTACTGCCTTCTTCTTATCTTCCTTGCTTGCATCGCGCACCAAATCCAATTCCTTCATAACTGAATCCCTGTGCCGGTGATCAGTGATATGCACTTTGTTTTGTGCAATCATAGATGCCAGTTTGAAATAACATTCAGATTTCAAATTTTGATAGTGATCTTTATCGATAGCACTAGAGCCATTCAAAAATTCACGACATTGCAATATACCTTTGATGCCAATGCCAAGTCCATCACTATCCACAATCACATTATTCATTGCAATAGAATGATCAGTTGCTAGTTGTCTTATCGTGTTTGCAACTTCATGTGGATATTTATGCGTGAATTCATGAAATTTCACAACGTGCAAACCTTGCCAAATACAAATGATGGTTCTATCGTTGCCCATTGCAGCAGGATCGCAGGTAATATATCCATTGCCTGTTGGCTTTGTATCATTGAACATCTGAAGCATTGCATCTTGCTCAAATATGATGTCTGGTGAATCATCAAAATCCCAATCACCATCCAATAAACGTTTGCGATCACGTTCATTTAATCGTTCCATTTTTCTTTGATAGGCTTCATTTGGTACGATGGTGTTATCCTTCAACAATGCCTGCACAAATGCCCTATGTTCTGGCAATTTGTTATCTCTAAATGGAATCCAAAAGTCATTGTACAACCATCCTTTTGATGGATTGCATGTTAGCAATCCCTTTGGCTGATTATTGACAAGATTATAACGCACGCGTGTATCAAGAATCTCAACTGCCTTTGCACTGATTTCAGCAGTTTCATCTAAAAAATAATCGGTCAATTCCAATGATCCGAAACGATGGAAGTCTGGATCGCTAGGTTGGTCTGCCATGTCCATCAATAATATTTCACTTCCATTGATGAATGTGATGTAATTCAATTGACCATTGTATGTGTAATGCACACCAGACTTCAATCCCATTTCATTTGCCAATGTCCAAAATGAACGCATGGTAGATAGCTGCAACTTTTTTAATTCAGCACGTCCAATTAATCCGCGTGTGTTTGGATATTTTATTCTTCTGCTGATTTGCCACCAACATCCAAACCATGTTTTGCCACCATAAACACCACCACCATATAACACCTGTTCAACTTTGCTATCGGCATTCAACAATGATAATGCGATGGCCTGCTTTTCATTCAGTGTGGGATTGAACATTCAACAAATTTATCTCAAAAAATGTACAAAAAAATATACCTGTTGAAACAATAGCATGCAGTTCAGTTTAATGGCTAAACATTATACTATGTTACGAGATAAAATAAATGAAGTCCTAAAAAGTTTCAATCTCAATTTGAGTGTTGAAGAACCAGCAAAAGTTGTATTGGCAAAAATGATGCGCCTTGCTGATGGAACAGAAGTCGGAACATCTGCTGACGATTTTGCAGAAGGTGTTGATGTGTATGTTGTAATTGAAGGTGAGCCAACAATTGCACCAGATGGTGATCACACATTGGAAGATGGACGCGTGATCAGTGTTGCAGGTGGTGTTATTACTGCAATCACTGAATCACAAGAAGAAATGAGTGCAGACGTTGTTGCTATTGTAAGCAAACTTGCAGAGCGTGTGAATGCACTTGAAACTGCAAACGCTGCAAGTGCAGAAGCACTTAGTGCTGCAACCAAAGAAAAGGAAACTTTGGCAACCAAACTTGCAGAGATGACAAGCAAATTTGAAAAACTATCAAAGTCACAGGCTTCAAGTTCAGTAAAAGATAAGTCAACACAAGTTGCATTGTCTGCTGATAAAACAGAAACAAAGCCAGTGGCATTGATGACCATCAAAGAAAGAATTGCGCACTATCGCGCAAAGGCTAACTAAGAACCAACCGAAAAAAAAGCAAAAATAAAAAATGGCTACTACAACTTCATTGACTACAACTTACGCTGGTAAATATGCTGGCGAAGTTATTAAACCTGCATTCTTGGCCAATGAGTCAATGCAGTATTTGACATTGCGTGAAAACATTGATTACAAACAAGTGGTTCGCCGTCTTGTGGATGATGTATCATTTGCAGCTGGCACATGTGATTTCTCACCAACAGGGTCGGTCGCTATTACTGAGCGTGTTTTGACTTTGGAAAAATTCCAAGTTCAGCGCGAATTGTGCAAACAAGATTTCTTAACTGACTGGACTGCAAACGATGCACAGAATGGACGTCTTGCTTCTGAAATTTCACAGGCAATGATTGATAACATGCTTGGTCAAATTGCAGAGAAGAACGAAAGTTTGATCTGGACTGGCGTGAATGCAAACGTTGGTGAATACGCTGGCTTCATCACATTGTTCCTTGCTGATGCAGGTGTAATTGATGTAACAGGTGCAGCAGCAATCACAACTGCAAACGTGTTTGCAAAATTGCAAGACTTGGTTGACCAAGCACCTGATCGCGTGAAGCGTGCAACGGAAAAACCATTGATTTACATGGGTCAAGACGTTTGGGAAAAGTTCATCTTTGCCAATGCAGCAGCAGGTAACGGATGGTACACCTACGCAGGTGGTGCAGTTCCACAAACATTCATGGGATTGTACGCCATTGCAGTATGTCCCGGTATGCCAGCAAACACAATGGTGCTTGCACAGAAATCAAACCTTTGGTTTGGAACAAACTTGTTGAGCGATTGGAATCAAGTTGCATTGCTTGACATGGCTGACAAGGATTTGTCTGAGAACGTTCGTTTCAGTGCCAAATTCTTCGCAGGATTGCAGTATGGTTTCAGTGATGAAATCACATTGTACACCGTCTAACTTGACTTTTACAATAATCTGATCAAAGGCCATCATCAAACATGGTGGCCTTTTTTCAAAATAAAAAACACACAAAACAATGGCATGTAATTTATCCGCAGGAAGACTGCTTGATTGTAAAACAGACATCGGTGGAATTCAAGAAGTTCTATTTGCTGATTGGAACATATTGAATGGTTCAATCACACTAGATGCTAATGAGCAAATCACCGACTTTGATGCAGCGACTTTGTATCGATTCGAATTAAAAGGCGGTTCAAATTCATTCAACCAAGAAATCACTGCCAATGGCGATGCAGGGACGGTCTTCGTTACGCAGACATTGGTCATTCAATGGAACAATTTGACTGCAACATATCGAAAAGAAATGGCCAATTTGATCCGCAACAGACGTTTGGTGATCTTTGTTCGTGATAATAACGACAACATTGCTGCCGTTGGTTTGGATGCCGGTGCAGAAGTTACTGCTGGCACGTTTGCTAATGGTGCAAATCGTGGTGATTTCAGTGGCACAATGTTGACATTCACTGCTGAATGCCGTAAACAAGCAAACTTTGTTGAGCCGTTTACTGACGTTCCATTTGACAACATTCCAAATGCTACAATTTCACCTGCTTACTAAGGGATTTTGAGTTAATGGTTATAAAAGGGTGGGTAAATTGCCCACCTTTTTTTTTATAAATTTACAACATGGTATATCTCGATTTCAATACTGCAAACCAAACGCGATATTTCACACTGGATGAAGGCCGATTGTATTATGCAACGCCATTCACGCATTATTTGTTGGTGCTGATCAAGGATGGTGTATCTGTTGGCATGGAAGGTGAAAGGCTTGCACAAGTTTTGAATGTGATCAGTGAGAATACAAGATCAACCGAGGTTACATTAACCACCATTGGATTAGAAGTTGCAGGCTATTACAGGTATTTTGTTTATGGCCAGAATTCAGCAGTAAATTTGGATGAAAATAATGCTGCCGTTGTTGGATTAGTTGAACAGGGATTGGTGAATATTGGTGACAACACTAATTACTTCACACCAACAGGCAATCAAATTGATATTGTGATAATTCCGTAAAATAAAAATGGAAGAAAAAAAAATACAACCGAATTTTGATCGCGTTCAGTTGACGCAATATCAACCTGTTGCTGCAAGTGAACGCATTGATCGTGGTGGATACATTACCTATGGCGATGAAAACAATTATCCGCAATATTTGAAAACATTGGCAAGCACATCACCTGTGCATGGTGCATTGGTGAAAGGTATTGCAAAAATGGTTGCAGGAAAGCGATTAACATCACCAATTGCAAGTGATGATGTAATCATTGACAAATATCGTTTGAATCGTTTAGTGCCTTCTATTGCAAATGACATCGTGTTGTATGGTGGTTTTTACACTGAGTACATAAAAACACTTGATCGCACAGGTGTTGCAGCAGTGAATCATTTGCCGTTTGAAAATTGCCGATTGGCTGCCAATGAAACAGGTGAAATCACTGGCATTTTTTATTCTCGGAACTGG